CTCCAATACAAGCAGTAGAATTATTAGCAGCATCATTACATGGTATGCTAACTAATCCATCAACACCTTGGTTCTCATTAAGATTTAAAGATTCATCTTTAGAAATGGAAGATGAAGCTAAACTTTGGTTAGAGAACGCAACTGAAGTTATGTACACAGCATTTAACAGATCAAACTTTCAGCAAGAAATATTTGAACTGTATCATGACCTAATTACTTTTGGTACAGCAGCAATGTTTATACAAGAAGATAATCAAGATATATTAAAATTTTCTACAAGACACATTAATGAAATCTTTATTGCTGAAGATGACAAAGGTAGAATAGATACTGTTTATAGAAAATTTAAACTATCAGTAAGAGCTGCAATACAACAGTTCGGTAATAAAGTTTCAAGCGATATAAAAATGCAATCAGCAAAAGATCCATACAATGAAGTAGAGATGTTACATGTTGTATACCCAAGATCAGATTACAATCCTAATTTAAAAGATACAGATAACATGCCATTTGAATCTGTGTATATTGAAATGAAGAATGGTAATGAATTATCGGTGTCGGGTTTCCAAGAGTTTCCTTTTGTAGTGCCTAGATACTTAAAAGCATCACACGAAATATATGGAAGATCACCAGCTATGACAGCCTTGCCAGACGTAAAGATGCTAAACGAGATGTCAAAAACTACAATTAAAGCTGCGCAAAAACAAGTGGACCCACCACTATTAGTTCCGGATGATGGTTTCTTATTACCAGTTAGAACTGTACCGGGTGGATTAAATTTTTATAGAAGTGGTACAAGAGATAGAATTGAACCACTAAACATTGGTGCAAACAATCCACTAGGTTTAAATATGGAAGAGCAAAGAAGAACTGCTATTAGAAATGTTTTTTATGTAGATCAACTATTAATGCAACAAGGACCACAAATGACAGCAACAGAGGTTATACAAAGAAACGAAGAGAAGATGAGATTGCTTGGTCCAGTATTAGGTAGATTGCAATCAGAGTTATTAAAACCAATGATTGATAGATGTTTTAATATTTTATTTAGAAGAGAACAGTTTGCTCCTGCGCCAGAATTTTTATCTGGTCAAGACATAGAAATAGAATATGTTTCTCCTCTAGCTAAAGCACAAAAATCTTCAGAGCTTTCATCAATTACTAGAGGTATAGAAATATTAGGATCACTTGCTAATGTAGCTCCAGTATTTGATTACATAAACTTTGATGCGTTAGTTAAACATGTTGCTGATCTTGTAGGAGTTCCGCAAAAAGTTTTAAAACTACAATCACAAGTAAACGCTGAAAGAGAACAAGCAGCACAACAACAACAACAAATGGCACAGATGCAACAACTACAACAAGTTGCACAAGCCGCAGGAGATGTAGCACCACTAGCGAAAGCATTGCCGGAAGAAGCAAGAGCTGTAGCAAATTCTGAAGTGGAGTAATATGGAACCAAAAGAACTAGAAAAATATTTACAGGGATTACAAAAAAATTATAAATACATATTCAATACAGAAGAAGGCAAAGAAGTCTTATCTGATCTTGAAAAAAGATGTCATTATCATTCTACTACTAATATAAAAGGTGATAGCCATGAGAGTGCGTATATGGAAGGACAACGCAGCGTTCTTCTATTTATAAAATCAATGCTGCAAAACAAGGAAAAATAAAAATGTCAAATGAACAGATAACACAGGAAACTGTGCCTGTAGATCAAGCGACTACAGAAGCACAACCACAAGCAACACAAACAACAGTTGCCAATGCAGACACACCTGCACCGCAACTAACCGAATCATCTTGGAAAGAATCTATTAGTGAAGCATATAGAAATGATCCTAGTATAGAAAAATTTACAGAGATAGATGCGTTAGCAAAAAGTTATATCAATGCAACTAGAATGATTGGTCAAGATAAAATAGTTGTGCCTAATAAAAATTCTACAGAAGAAGTGTGGGAAGAAGCATACGCAAAACTTGGTAGACCAGAAACACCAGATCAATATAATTTAAAAATTGAATCAGATGTTGTAAAGATGGATGATAGTGCAATTAAATCTTTTGCCGAACAATCTCATAAACTTGGTTTAAATAGTAAACAAGCTGAAGGTATCTTAGACTTTTATAAAAATAATATGGAAGGTATTGCACAACAATCAAAGATAGATACTGAAACTTCACAAGCTCAATCTGAACAATTATTAAGACAAGAATGGGGTAGAGACTTTGATGCAAAAGTAAAACAAGCTGGTGCAATTGCTAAAGCAAACATTAATCCAGAAGTATTAGATATGACTTTATCAAATGGAACGAGACTTGGTGATCATCCAGAAATAATAAAAGGCTTTGCAAAGATAGCAAGTATGATGTCAGAAGATAAAATGGTTACAACTGAAAGCGAAAATGTTAATTCAAACGCAGACATTGAAACTGAAATATCAAGCATCACTAATGATATTAATGGTCCATATTGGAATAAGTCTCATCCAGATCATGACAAAGTTGTTCAACAAGTTTATACTTTAAGAGAGATGTTAAATGATGGAAAGTAATCATTTAAACAATGAAGAGCTTAAACTGGAGATACTAAGGATCGTAAAAGAAAATGGAACAGAGTTTCAAAAAAAAGATCCCTTGCCAATTTGCGAAAATTATTATAAGTGGATTAAAGGTAAGACAATTCGTAAGAACCTTATTGACAAGAAGGAATAGACTTCTAGTCTAAAAGACTTTAAATCCAAGAGATGCCTACTAATGTGGATAACTTCTCTGATTGTTTAACACTAATAACAATGGGAGACTTAATATGTCATCACAAATAACTACAGCATTTGTACAGCAGTATTCTGCAAATATACAAATGTTGTCTCAACAAATGGGATCGTTATTAAGAGACAAAGTACGTCTTGAATCTGTTGTTGGAAAAAATGCTTTCTTCGATCAAGTAGGAAGCGTTACTGCTGTTGTAAAAACTAGCAGACATTCTGACACTCCACAAATTGACACTCCACATGCAAGAAGAAGAGTATCTCTTGCGGATTACGAATTTGCGGATTTAATAGATCAACAAGATAAAGTGCGTCTTTTAATAGACCCGACTTCATCTTATGCTCAAGCTGCTGCTATGGCAATGGGTAGAGCTATGGATGATGTGGTAATCAGTGCCGCTTTAGGAACTGCATTTACTGGTGAAACAGGATCAACTTCAACTACATTACCAACTGCACAAAAAATTGTGGAATCTGGTACTGATGGTTTAACTATTGCAAAGTTAAGAACTACAAAAGAAAAGTTCGACTTAGCAAGTGTAGATCCCTCAATCGCTAGATACATTGTAGTATCACCTAGACAGATCACTGATCTATTAGGTACTACTGAGGTTACAAGTTCAGATTTTAACACTGTCAAAGCATTGGCAAATGGTGAAATCAACTCGTTCCTTGGTTTTAACTTTATTGTATCAAACAGACTATCTATTGCATCTTCTAAAAGAAAGTGTATCGCATTTGCACAAGATGGTATTGCATTAGCTGTTGGTAAAGATGTTCAAGCTAGAATAGACGAAAGAGCTGATAAATCTTACGCAACACAAGTGTACTACTGTATGTCAATCGGTGCTACTAGAATGGAAGAAGAAAAAGTAGTAGAAGTTCAAGCACACGAAGCGTAATAAAGGAGGATAAAATATTATGGCAAATTCAATTCAACAAGCGAAAATTGCTGCAACTCCTTCTGAAAAAGTAAAGACTAACGAACTCGCAGGTAGAGTTAGAGTAGCCTTTGCTGAATACGAAGCGAGTGCAGAACAATCTACTATTCACATGTTTAGTTTACCAAATGGAGCTAGAATCCTTGGTGGTAGACTTGCACATGATGCACTAGGTTCATCAACTACACTATCAGTTGGACATAATGCTTATGTTGATTCTTCTGGATCAACTGTAGCGGCTGATGTTGATGAGTTTAAAGCGGCTGCTTCTTCAGCATCTGCATCATCTGTTGCTGTTGCATCAACAATAGCTTTAGGTGAAAACTCAGTTGTGAACGCTGATAAGGATGGTTTACCAGTTTCTGTAACTTTAGCAGGAGCTGATGGAACTAACACTATTCAGTTGCACATGACTTATGTAGTAGACTAATAAATACAATTTTAGGCGGGGAAAGCGAGAGTGGAACCCGCCTAGAGTGCATGAAGAAAATAAAAGATTTAAAACCTGTATTACATTTTAAAAAAGATAATTATGTATATAGGTATGTTCTGGTAGACAGATTCAAATATGGTCCTAAATATCATTATGGATTTGATCTAAAAGAAGAGAGAACAGAGAAAGAAATTTGGCAACTGGAAAATAGTAGAGAGATCAGAAGAAAATATATACTAAAAAATGACAATAGCTAGATTTGATCCAAGACTAATTGATTTATATAAAGATCCTAGACTTTTGTTGCATTTTCAATGGGGAAGAGATAATAAAATCTATAGATATGCTTTAGTTGAAAAAATTGATATAACAGATATTAATGATGTAACTAAGCAAAAAAAAGATGAGTTGCAATTAACTCAAAAAGAAATATGGAGTAAGTATGGCATCAACAGTAGATATTTGTAATGGAGCATTAAATCAACTTGGTGCAACAACTATACTTTCACTTACAGAAGATTCAAAAAATGCTAGACTTTGCAACTCAAGATTTACTCAAGTAAGAGATGCAGTATTTAGATCACATCCTTGGAATTGTTTACAAGAAAGAGTTGAACTAGCATCATCAACAGATACTCCTGCATGGGGTTATAGTTTTAAATTTGATTTACCCGGTGATTGTTTAAGATTACTTAGAATACTAGATTATGATTCAGATCATAAAGTAGAAGGTAGATCAATATTATCTAATAACTCTTCTATGAAAATATTATATATTTCAAGAGTTACAGATCCAAATCAATATGATGAAAATTTAAGAGAAACATTATCAGCAGCACTAGCTGCAGATATAGCTTATGCTATTACATCTAACAATACCACACAACAAAACATGATAGCTATTTATCAAGAAAAATTAAGAGATGCTAGATTTGTTGATTCAACTGAAGGATATAATACTACACAAGAAGATGGAATGGCAGATGTTATAGATGCTGGTACATTTATTAACTCAAGGTTCTAATACATGGCTAGAGTAGCTGCACAACTTTCAAACTTTACAGCAGGTGAATTATCACCAAGATTAGATGGTAGAAATGATTTAGCAAAATACTCTGCTGGTTGCGCAACTGTAGAAAATATGGTTATCTATCCACATGGTGCAGCAGCTCGTAGACCCGGCACAACTTTTATTGCTGAAGTAAAAACAAGTAGTGCTAAAACAAGATTAATACCTTTTGAATTTTCAACTACACAAACTTATATTATAGAATTAGGTAATCAGTATATGAGATTCTATAGAGATAATGGTCAAATATTATCTGGCGGATCTCCATTTGAAATATCTACACCTTATCTAACTGATGAATTATTTGATATTAAATTTGCTCAATCTGCTGATGTTATGTACATAACACACCCTTCACATCCAGTAAAAAAATTATCTCGTACTGGTCATACATCTTGGACTTT